CTTGAATATTCGCGAGCAAAAAACGAATCGGTCGCATAGATAGCGATTACAGTTTTCGCTTAAGGTCTTTGGTCTTTTTTATGTTGCGGCGAATGTACATCATTCCACGCCGACCTGGAGGTTCTTGTCCTGGAGATGCTCCCGCAATATTTCCACCACCAACAGAGTTTACAGGGGCATCTTCTTTTTGTAGATGTTCAAGGGTGAATACAACATTTTCAAATTTGTATATTGGATGTCCGAGAAATTCGTCACATGGCAACAGTTCGTTTTCTAAATGAACTCTTTTACCATGAATGATATATGTACCTGCTTTGATTGCTTTGGCATCAACACCCTCTTTGAGAGTTGCATATGTAAGACCTCGAATGTCTAACTCATGAAGGATAAGGGATTCAACCAATCCTTGAGTTGCATCATCACAATACTTTCGCAATTTATATCCACAGAGAGCAGCATCATATGGCACATACGATTTCTGTGAGTATGTGAATGGTTCTATGCCCTCAATGATTTTTCGAAAGTTGGATACCAAAGTCTGAAATCTGTTTGGTTTCTTTGACTCTTCTGTGTTCAAAGTACAGGTCATCAGGTCTTTAAATTGATTTGTAATGAGAGTATCGATATTCATCAGATTTTCCGAAGACGAGTTATGATTTCAGTGTCCATTACAATCTTGACTATGTCAACTTCAAGTGAAAATTTTGGTTGAGTGTCCGAAAGATACCCTAGAAATACTAGGAATGTTTTAAGTATGTAGTGAAGATCCATGTCGATCTTGAAGAATAGGAGTCGCGTCCCTGCTTCAATGCCGAAGACATTACAGAAGGTGATGAGATGATTGAGAATTAAGCGTTCTCGAAGGACAGTGTCCTTCTTGTATCTGCGAAAAAGTCTCTTTAGATATACGATACGCGCAAGGTCTTCTTCAAACTCTTTAATCCCCATGCAGTGCGGATTGTCATAATTTCGCATTGCATATCGGACATAATTCTCATTGGTCAGGCTGTCGCCTTTCATCATAAAGAGCCATGGCGATTAGCCGTTAGGAACAATCATTGCATGTACTTGGGTAAGACCACTTGGAAGTTTATGTGTTTCGACACGAAGAGCAAGACCATGACCAAGGAGATGAGTAATTCCATCATCCTTTGTATATCCATATACAGATCCATCAGCACGAAGAGTTCCACCAAAACGAACGAGTGGAATAATTTCTTCGGTCTGTGTTGACAATCTCATAGCACAGTCTTTGGTCATTGTGAAATCAAGACCGATCATTTGAAGTCTACCCTGTGCCTGTTTCAAGGCAGACACAGGGTCGATGTATGGCTTTGCAGAAAGTGCACCCAAGTAGGTATTGATGCGAGTGATTGCAACAGGACTCAATGAAGACAGATTATAATTGCCATCGAGAGAATTGTCACCATCCTGTGGGCCAACACGCCCAACACTTCCAGATGCATCATATGCACTTTGGTGGGGTGCATTTTCATTAATTGTTTTTCTCAGTTGCTTATAAGACTTCATGTTGAGTTCCTATTAGTTACTCTTGTTATAGTTGAGATAGTAATAACTGCTCATCGCATTTACTGCACTCGTGGTAAGACCAGGATTTTGGTCGAAGTAAACTCTAAAGGAGGTGAATGCACTTGCACCAACTGCACCTCCGAGAGAATCCTGTGCCTTGAGATTGATGGTCTTAATGCCCGATGCAGTAGATCCTGCAACCACAAGAACTGCAATATTGTCATATCGATAAGGAACAAGATCATCATCGGTGCTTGTTGCTCCGAAGAATGTTGTTACAACGGCGGTTGGGACTTTGGTGGTATCGTTAATATCTGTTGCACCTGTATACAACTGACATCCTGCGTTTGTGCCCGACAACCCAATTGTAAGGGTATTTGTGAAGTTTGCATCATTGACAGCAACCTTGATATATGCAGTGACTCCTGTCAGACCACCAAGCGAAGATACACCATACTTGTTAACACCATATTGGAATCCAATTCCACCCGCACGACCTGGAGTCAGTCCTGCACCACCAAATGCTCCACCTGCCATGGTAGCAATATAGTTGAAGAATGAATGGGAAACTCCTGCATCACCTAGATTGGCTCCACCTGTTGCACTATCACCGTTGAATGGGCATGAAAAGTAAGGTGCATAGTTTGGAAGATCGCTTCCCGATGTCGCGCCTTGACCCCATGAAAACCCTGTTGGGCCTGTTCTTGGAGTAAAAATTGCCGATGTTTTATCATCAACAGGCATTGCTACCAAAAGTTCAGTAATTACAGTACCGTTGGTATATGCAGTGATTGTTGACGAGGAAGAAGATACTCCTGTCGCACCATATGCAAAAAACGAACCCATAAGAGGCATTTCCCATCCACGGACGGTACGGGTGCAAAGTCTCTTCTGAATCTTATTCAGCCATGTTGGCTTTGATTCTTCTCTGTCGTTATTTTTCCAAGTTGCCATTTCGGTATATCTCCTCTGTGTTTCTATTTAGTTCTTTGCGGGATCGATAGTTTTTTTGCCATTTGTGTCAATATGAGTCTGTACAGCCTTGGCAAAATTGTTGGCTTCCTCAGTCGTTCCACGGCAGTTGCACTCGCGAATTGCTTCATTGAAGTGCTTAACAAGAACATTTCGTTGTTCTTCAAGAACCGTTTGTTCGACAACTTTAATTGCTGCCTCTTTTGCCTTGTCATTGAGACAAGGATTGATTTCAACATCGTTACGATGCTCTTCTAAGAATTTTGTAATATCGGCAACGATTTTGGAATTGAATGGATTGTTAAACATGGTCTCTCCTGTGGATACTTGTTATTTATAGATCACGATCATCCGCTTCATATGCTTTCTTTGATATGTTGCATTATGATCCCTTTTCGGGGTTGTGTCCCCATACCTTAAGTGCTAACAATTTACGAGTAGGTTTTTTGTCTTCGTCTCTCAAAGGCCCTTTTGCGCCTTTCATTCGATTGATGAAATTGACTTGCTTCCCTGCCCATTTCCAATCATTATCAGACCATTTTTCCATGGGGGTATCTAGCATTCGAATGATTGCACGGGCAGAATCTCGACCTGTACTAATTTTACCACCGTCTGCACCTGCCTTACCTGCCTCCTTGCGGGACAGTCCTGCCTCAGTTCCGTCATCAGAATCAAGGAATGTATCAATCTCCTTGCCCGACATATTTACAAGTTTTTGCCATTCCTTATAGAGATCCGACATCTCCTCTTCAGAAGTATCTTCCTTTACGGACACACAATTAGGAACTTTTTTCCCATTCTTCATCTTCATTCCCAATTGTTTAAACCCTACCCAACAAGGCTTATCTTCTTCAATTTCTTTCCGCTCGCCAGGGGTGTCATGCTTGTAGGTTTTTACAATCTTATCGGTGCCGATGAGTAACGGGCCTCTCTTACTCATAGAAGTCCATTTCAACACATTGTTGATTTTCTTAGCCTCATCAAGCCATGTCTCAGACGGCTCTACATCTTCTCCATGCATCTTCCATGCAGTCGCATAGAACACTTCCTTCCACCGCTTACCATATTGTTTTCGGAATGATGCTTTGGTTTTTTCATCCTTTGAGAAACTTCGTGCAGCACCTTTGGGTGGGCTAACTTCAAGTAAAAAGAATTCGAAGTCTTCGTTGATATCAGTCTTAGGCTGATTCGAACCCAACTCAGAATTGCGAATCTCTTTGAGGAATTCAATATAGGTTCGTGCTAGATATGCCCCATCCTGCATATTGCGGGTCAGGCAGCGTTCTTCATATGCAATAGAAAGGCGAATCTTATTGTTGTTTGTTGTATCGCTCTGATCGATCTTCGCAAGGCGTTCGAATGCATCGTCCTGTTCGTATCGATTGTTTAACTCTTTTAACTGTCCGTTTTTTGTGAGTTTTTCATAAAGTGTATTGCTATTAAGATTGACATGTTCTTCTTTTTTCGTTTGATTCTGTGGGTATATTGCCTCCGCAGGATCAACCAACATTCCTGTCTTGCTCAGGAATTGCAGACCGAGAAGGACTTTGGTGGACATATGGTTGCGATCACCAATTGAGAATTTGATGTTTGGGTATTTCTTTCCATGGAATTCAATGTCCATGAAGATAACAAGTCGCTTCTTCTCCCCAATACCACTCTTGACAATAATTCGACTGACGATTTTCTTGGTAATCTTTTTACCATTCGACAGTTTGAAGGTAACCGTGTGGTTTCCATTGTCTTTGATGTCTTCGCCATGAATCATATTGTAGCCACTGTTGCCTGTATCGACCTTGGCTTCATATTCGACTCCATCAATCTTAACTGTTTCACGAACAGTGAGGTTGGAGAACAGTTTCCAATTGGATTTGTTGAGAATATATTCAACAAAATCTTCGACCAACTCTTTGCCCTCGACATTGTTCTTGCCCTTGCCGTCTTCATAATAGCGGTAGTAGATATTACCACTGCCTGGGCTTGCATTCATTTCAATGATGTATGGCTTACCATCATTGATTACATGATCAACTCCGACATAGTAGCACTTGCTAACCCGAGCGGCTTCCTCCACCAACTTGATTTCTTCATCAGAGAGTTGGAATGCACCACCCTTTGAACCTCGGGCAATGTTTGTGCGGAAATCCTTAGGAGCCTTATCCCGCTTTGCACAGGCAAAAATTTTACCATTCAGGCAGATGCTGCGAACATCATTCTTGAAATCAGGCAGGAATTCCTGCATAATGATTTCGGCATTGTATTTCCATAGAGTTTGTAGAACAGACTTCAGGCTTTCCATGCTTTCAATCTTGGACACGCCGATGCCTTCAGCCCCCGTAAGAGTCTTTACGATGACGGGGAACTTACCACCAATTTCCTTAACGGCAGTTTCAATATTGCTTTCGTCTGCAACAAATGTTGTGCGTGGGTGTGGGAGATTGTGTTTCTTGAGAGCAATTGCAGTTTCTAGTTTGTTTGCACAGAGTTCCATTCCTCCACGCTCATTGATCATGAACACTCCATTGTTCTGCAAGATGGTCATGATAGCAACACCGATATCACTATTCATCACACCACCACGAACAACTGCTACTGTGTCGCTTGGGATAACAGTGATATCTTTACCTTCACCGTCATAATTCTTGATAGTGATTTTCTTCGAAGTAACATTTGAAATTTCTACTTGTGCTTTAGAAGTCTTCACTGCATAGAATTCAATTTTGCGCTTCTTGCAGATTTCCTGCATCTTTTCGATTGTATCGGATAGATCTTTTTCCGAAGAAGTTAGTGCAAGGATTGTTACCTTGTCACTTGGGTTTACAGCCTCTGAGATATATGACTCCCCAAGACTCAATCCCTTACGAACATCGCTGTACATCTTCTTCTTGGTGGCATTATCCTTACCTGGAACGCCCGTGGCAAACTTTTTAAAGTCTCCATCGAAAGCAGCAGATCTCATCTTGGAAGCAGACATTCCCTCAACACCTTGAGAGTCATCATCCCGTGCCTCACCCGCCTGAACTACTTCGAATTTTTCAAATGAATATACACGCTTCTTAGGATCACGATCTGCAACCTTGCCCTTATACTTGGCAATGTTTTTAAAGTTTTCGACTTGGTCACTTCCCGCAACCATGATGATGTTCTTATATCCCAATGAGCACACATATAGAACGGCAGTATACGGATCCTTTGCCATTCCTACAGGAAAGTTGCCCTTAGGAAAAAACTTCTTAAGGTATGCAACCTTTTGCTTATGTGATAGGGGGTTCTTCTTTGAGTCTTGTGTTTCAGATGCAAATATGAAATGATCTGCATTGTGCTTCTGCGCTTCGGAAACAATCTTGTCTACCAAGACACCGTGACCGATGGTCGGGGGGTTCATTCTGCCGAAAGCAATAACTGCTGTGTCTTTTTTTGCTTCGTCAATTCGATGTAAGAAACGCTCTATCACGAGTTTACCTTCCTGTTTTGTCTACTAAATCGTAGTCGATTTACCAATTTAGTGACTCTTCCTGAACGAGAAACCACAATACCCTCAGGATCTGTTGGAGAAATCCCGTTGTCATCCACGAAGAAATGCCCGAAACTAGACAGCATATAGAACTTACCGAGCAAAATTTCTTTTGCTTTGGCGATAAGATTATGTAGTTCAAACATAGAATTGAACTGTGATTCGTATGCATCAACAAAGGCAAGCAACTTGTTCAGTATATCTCTTTTGCCCTGCTTGCCTTTTTCTGTCTTTAGTTTTTCAATGTCCTTGTTTAACTTGGTTTCCAAATTCAACTTAAGACCACGGGCAGAAAATTGTGAAAGACCGCCATTAATGGTGGCATTTATATATGGAAGGATGTATTCAACTAACTGTGCATTGGAAAGAAGAACCTTCAGGAACGGCGATACCTTTTTTGATTTTCCTTCACAGTCTTTGATCATGCCCATAAGTTTGCCATATTCATCAGGCTTGAGAAGTGCAGCCGTGATGTCATATATGTTGGGGTCAGTGAACCACACATTTGCATTCTTTTTCAGGGTACTAGCATCAAAGTTGAAGGAGACAGCAGATAACTCCTGCATCGTTTTTCCACTATAGACGGTATGAAAAGCAATTCCAAGTTTTGCAGAGGAAACCGATTTCCCAATGGCACTGTCCTTTTCAATTGCATACATGATCGTATTGGGAGCAAAAGTAATATATTCTTTTCCATCAATCGTCTGTGATTTTTTGGAATCCATCGTAAACATCAAGTCGCCCTGCAATACTCCCTTGATGCCAAGTCCTGGCAGATACTTTAAGCACTCGATCAATTTTGCGGCAAGATCGGAAATCGACACACCTTTCCGTATTTCTGCTTCGGTGTGATATGCAGAGACAGTTTTGCTAAATGCTCCCTTGGTAGCAACAAAAAACTTATTGTTTTCGGGATTAATCCCACACACAATAGCAGGTTTCCCATCCCATTTGGTGGAGAGTCCTAAAGAAGTCGAGCCTGTTTTCAGGCTTTCTGTAATATCTTTGAGGAATGCAATAGCCAACTTTAAGCCTTTTTCACCCTCAAGAAGCATCAGATCTTCTATATGGTCTAGATGCTTATTTCGAACTACTTCTTCGGAAAGAACTCTGTTTGCTTGTTTGAATGACAGCATATTTGCTCCGTGCGAAGTTATTTAGGCATATTTGTAATGGGCGGGATGGGAGTCGAACCCACATGAGCGCACTTATAAGGTGCGACCTTTTACCACTATCAGGCACCCGCCCGTGAATTAAGACCAATCACCCATAGAGGGCTTCTTTCCCTTCTTGTAGCCATACCCCCCGCCACCCTTGTTTGGAGAGTCAAAGCCATTGTCTGTGTTCTCATCCTCTGCATCAGCAGAATGATTCCCCTGAATCAACTGTTGCTGTGATTCATCAACATCAAACAACTTCATCTTCGAACGATCTATCCCAATCACAAACTTACGATTGGCAGCAACATCATTGTAACGGTTCTTCAATTGCTTGACCATGACCTGACCGACTGCATCCAATTGTTCGGTTGCAATCAGAGCAAACATAAAGTCCGCAGTGGCAGGTAGCCCGAATGATTCCGAGGTATCGGTCAATTCGACATCCGTATTGCCAAAGCCTGAACGGTTCGTCTGTGTTGCAGTAAAGATTGGCACCTTCATCTCAACTGCAAGACCACGAAGTTCCTCTGCAATTGCCTTGATATAGGTATACGAATTGACATTTGCTCCTGGCTTAAACCGAGTCGAAGCACAGATATTGAGATAGTCAATGAAGATGATGTCGGGCTTAAAGTTCTTCTTCAGGCGCAGTTCATCAAGCAGATGCCGAAAATGGTTGGCATTCGCTGCGGCAGTGGGATATTCCTTGATCAGGAGTTTCCCCGTGATTCCCATAGTCACCTTGGACAGACGCTTGGCATAGATATCGATGGGCAACTTCTTTAGTTCATCCATTGAAATATCCATAAGATTGGCATCGATTCGCTCTGCGATTCTTTCCTCTGCCATCTCGCAGGTGATGTATAGGACATTCTTGCTCTGTGTTAGGCAGTTGGCAGCATGATGACACATGAACAGGCTCTTGCCCACTCCTGTGCCCGCGAGGATCACATTGAGAGTCTTGTCGGGAACACCTCCTGCCGTGATTCGATTGAAGAAGTCGAGATCGAAAGGAGTCTTCTGTTCTACTCGATGATAGAACTCATAACGCTGCTCGGCATCATCAATGAAATCGTGTCCGATATGTTCATCAAAAGAAACGCTCAGTGCCGATGTTAGGATTTCGGGAATGGCATTCTTTGATCTTCCATTGGCTTTCTTCTCATCAAGAAGTTCAATAGACTCCATGAGTGCATTGTAGACTGCCTTGTCCTTACAGAACTTCTCGGTCTGATCGATGAGCCATGCCTCATCAGGTTCATCGATAGTCTTTTCGAGAGAATCCACGAGTTTAACACACTCGTCAAATTCTCCCTGTGACAGCCCATCCTGCTGATTGAGGATGATATTCAGTGCTTCGCGGGTAGGGGCAATGTTATACTTGCCGATAAACTCAGAGACTGTCTTGAACAATCTCTTCTCACAGGTGTCATGAAAGTACTCTTCTCGCAGGAAGGGTTGCACTCTACGGGTGAAATCTGCACGGTGCAACAGGCTTCGCAGGATAATGAGTTCGATCTTATCTGTCATAGGTTCTCATAGTATAGCACAAATGCCGAGGTTTTGCAAGGCATTATAGAGATGAAAACAAATAAATCATTTGCTTTGTTTCTTGTGAACAACCAACAGGTCATCATATCGATTCTTGACCTTGCGAAGATCAACTATCTCTGACGAGGGAATCAACTTATTCAGATATTGTGCCTCAGATTCTGTTTGGACATCTTCAATGACATACAGCCCATCTTTGTTCAGAAAGTCCTCTAAGATCAAGAAACTTGCTATCTGATGGGCAAATTGATGAGACCCATCATCAATAATGATATCGTACTTTCCCAAAAGATGATCAGTTACCCTTGGTAAGGTAGCATCCAATTGTAGTATTCGAATTTGATTATCAGCCGAAGCCGCCTGTTTGACTTTCACCTGCAAGGTACTTAGGTCAATGTCGATGCCCGTAATCTCCGCATTTGGAAAGTACTCTCGCCACATAAGAAGGGAGATACCGCCCTGCACCCCAATCTCCAATAAACGAATTGGTTTATCTCTGATAGAAGAAAACAGGGATTCGTAGTAGTCTATGTACGAGTGAAGGGTTCCCTTGTCTGAGTTCTGAAGATCGTGATGGTTTGGATGGCAAATACTTTGATAGTAAAGAGTTCTATAGATCTGATCGAGTGTGCTTTGCATTTTTGTTCCTTGATTAATAGGTGTCATGTGATTCATTTGTTATGGTCTTTCTATAAAATTTTTGTCAATAGTCTGCGTCTGTTAATGGTTTGCCTTGCATGTCTTTGACAGACAACAAGGGATCGATGCCTTCAAGTTTCCAATCAATACCAATAAGAGGATCGTTCCATGCGATGCAACGCTCAAATTGTGGTGCAAAGAAATTTGTGGTCTTGTAAAGGAATTCTGCGGTTTCACTGAGAACTAAAAATCCATGTGCAAATCCTGGTGGGATCCACAGTTGCTTTTTGTTCTGCGCGGAAAGAATTTCGCCTACCCACTTGCCAAATGTGGGAGATGACTTACGGATATCCACCGCAACATCAAACACCTCTCCTTGCGACACACGCACTAACTTTCCTTGTGGTTGTTGCTTAGTTTGGTAGTGCAGTCCGCGCAACACGCCCTTTGCAGAGCGTGAATGATTGTCCTGTACAAATTGAGGTGCGGATTGACCAAGTGCTTGTTCAAATACACGCTCGTTGAAACTTTCGTAGAAGAATCCCCGAGAATCTTCAAATACCTTGGGCGTGAAGCAAATCACATCTGGAATTGTCAATTTTTGTACTTGCATTATATTAATTCCACCATTTGAATAGTCCTTTTGTTTGCTTTGCAGTCCACCCAAACTTATTAATCTTGTCTGTGCTGAGAGAATATCTAAGATCCTGTCCCCATCTATTGTCAACAAACTGTATTCCTTCTTTCCCCTTTCCGAAAGACTCTAGTAGGTCAAGGGCAACTTCTAAATTGGTCATGTGGTTGTTTGCGCCAATGTTGAAGACATCGTTCTTTGCGCCACCCTGAATGAGTGTGTAAATTGCAGACACATTGTCCTTTACATAGATCCAATCTCGCACATAAGAGCCATCTCCATGAAGCGGAATCTTCTTGTTGGTATGAATGCATTCGAGGCTCTTGGGAATCAGTTTTTCAGAATACTGTCGTTCTCCATAATTATTTGAACTACGAGTGATTAAATAATTCATACCATATGTTCGATGATAGCCCAAGACAAACATCTCAGCAGCAGCCTTCGATGCAGAGTAAGGATTACTTGGAGTCAGTTTATCAGACTCTTGGAATGCGCCCTCAGATCGGTCTCCGTAAACCTCATCGGTGCTGATCTGAACAAACAGCGGTCTCTCATGGCTCGGCTTGCCACGAAGAATCTCAAGTAGATTGTGAACACCAACAACATTACTTTTCAAGAATGGTGTTGTGTCATTGATGGAGTTGTCTACATGAGTCTCAGCAGCAAAATTGATCAACACATCACATGATGGGAGATGTGTGATATCGCAGATGTTTTCCGATACATGCTTGTAGTTTGGATTGTCATCAAATGGCAAAACTTCATTTGCACAATATGTCATGCAGTCATAGTCGATAATAGAGTCACCATTTTTAAGTGCCAACTCGACAAAATGACTGCCAATAAATCCTCTTCCACCCGTCACAATGAGTTTCATAATATACCTTTCAAAGGGAATTCAAAATACGATCAACTGCTTGCAGTGTATTTATGGATGGAGTATATCCATATGAAAGCAATTTGTCATTATTCAAACATACAGCAACATACTGCACTACTTTGTGGGAAGCAGGGGTTTCAACCGACTGAATTTCAGAAGTAGATCCCATCTTTTCTTTACTGTATTTGACAAGTTCCCCTATAGTTACAGGTTGTCTATTGCTGATGTTGACTATTGTGTTTGTTGGTGAGTTGTTGATGCATAAGTGAATAGCCCTACAGGCATCATCCACATGCATATAGTCTCTGATGTTTGATCCTTCATCATATAACCTGACAGGCTCATTCTTCTTGAGCAATCCCATCATGTGTTGCAGTGCGTTTTTCTTTGTGGATACGCCCCTATCGCCTTCTCCAATGATGTTTGTCATTCGAAGGATTCTGTATTTGAGGTTATATGTATCACAGTAACACATGAGCATTTGTTCTGCTGCTCGTTTGGTGATTGAATAAAATCCTCTTGGATCGGGATAATCAGATTCCTTGGTGTCCATTGTGGAGTTCATACCATATACAAACCAAGAACTGATAAAATTAAAAACTCCATTGGGATTGTTTAATCGAAACGCTTCTAATACATCGATCAATTTGTTGAGGTTTGTATCGATGTCTAGATGTGGTTTTTCAAAAATATAGTAGTTGTGTGCTGTGCTGATGAAGTACAAAACATCAGCACTCATGGGATTGTTCTGTTCCCGATCAATTGCAATTGATTCTGTTGGATACATATCCACGAATCTACTTCCGATAAAGCCCGATGATCCATATACTGAAAACATGATTGCCTTCCTCTTATAACTTATCGATGTTGTTTCTGAACCAAGTTTCGCCTGGATACATGTCGGGAGTATCCATTCCTTCTCTCATTTTTTGAGGAGAATTTCCATATACTCCGCATGCATTATTGGTTCCATTAGGATCAATATCCATCTTTTGACCAAATTGAAACTCTTTATTGTATGCACTATATTTGGTTCCACTATGAGTTCTTGTATTCTTTCCAGGTTGACAATCGTTGTCGGTGTTACTCAATAACTTCGGAGTACCAAAGTTTCTCATATGGCGATTGAATTTTCTCTGAAATCTCCACATCCAATCCCCATCCTCTTCTCCAAATCCAATAAGTCTCTCGTCAAAATATCCAACACGATTCTTGTCTGTCACATCCTTACGATAGATGCAGAAGTGACCCCAATGCGTATTAATTCGAAATGATTCATCCCCCAAATTATGATTGTGTTCTAATATCTTTTCAAAGTCATCAAAGAACCCATCCGTAAACGATATATCATCACTCAATACCAAGGTATAGTCGTTACTTGTATAATTGATTGATGTGTTCCACATGAACGAACATCCACGCATGAAAGGGGACATCACTAAAAAAGTGTTGGGGAAATTTGAGACATACTGCGTCATTCCCTTTCGATAATTTTCATCAAATTGCTGATTGTGCTGCCCATTGACAAAGATAACTTTTTCAATATTTGGTCTTTGGCGATGAGCATTTGCAAGAAGAGCCTTGAAGTATGAATCAAAACGATATTGATATGTTTGAATTGTGATACTGTATGATGGAATCATTGTTTATACCTTAAATTTTTGTTTGACTGAGAATTTCAATAGCCTGATCTAAATTGATGTGTCGTTTTCCGTGAAAGCCAAATACTTTTGTTATATCGTTTGGCCCGTCTTCAAGGACAGTTTCCAGTGAAAATTGTTTTGCAAGATTATATGGTGCAAAGGTACATCCATGTTGCTTTAAAAAGTGGCGAATCTCATAACAAATATACCCATCTTCATGGAATGAAGCATTTTTTGAAATTCTATCACGAATTTTAGCAGGATGTTCAATTTTGTCCATGATAAATTGTGCCAATTTCATTAGTTTTGCAGATCTAATACAGAACCCTCCATTTCCCCCCTCTACTTGATTGTTGTAGTATTGGTGTGGATATGTGTTTGCTTCTAATCCCCATGGTGCACCAATATAATCAAAATTTAGAAATTCAGGTTTCCAAAGATGCAAGTTGATAGGAAATCCATCGTCATGAATAATCATTGCAAAATCTGTAGTCACATGATTTGGCATAATATCAATTACAACTCCACTATATTCTGCTAAATTCAGAATTGGGTCTGTGTGGATGTAATCGGCAAACCCTTCACATTTAGGATCTATATGAGAAAAATACTTAATCCCTCCACCAAATTCAATTTTATCTTTGAAGGTTTCAAAAATTTTGATATGGTTATCTCTACGATTACCCTCAAGAGTTCCATCAAAGCAGACAGCAGTTACGGTAGGTAGTTTAAGCATTATTGATACTCCAAAGTTGTATATGAAACATTTTGTTCTTCAGACAATTTATTTTTCCAAGCAGCAAGATCGTGTTTGGGTAGATTTGGATCATCAAATACTTTATAAGGAACATCGGGATTCATGCATCGAATGACCGCAGAAACTCCACTTCTTCCAAGCACTTGACCATTACACATTGAAAGGATATTCATTTCCCTAACAATATCATATAGAAGTTTTAATCCAATTGGAAGATTTCTGTGATGATGTAGCGACAAATTGCTTTCACTTCTTTTAACATCCCGAAGGAAAACCAATTTATCTCCAAAAACTTGGATTGCTTTGGTTAAGTAACTTGATTCATCAGTCATTAGAAAAATTCGGTCATAATTTTTATCAATCATATAGGTTTTGATTTGTTCTATACGATCTTCCAGTGATACTGCTTTTCCATGATTCGTTGAATCTGTTCCTCTCAGATGAACGCCAAGAACATTTCCAACCATAACATATTCTTTGTCCTTTTGTATTTGCTCTTTCATTTCAGCAGACAAAGGCAAAAAGTCTTTGATAATTGGATTGAATTTTCTTGCCCATTTGTCTGAAATAAACAGAGTCTTGTCATCACACACTTGCATATATGTAAAAAAAGGAAAAGAATGGGGCAAACTAACAAAAACTGAGTGCTTGCGAGAATGATTAAATTTAACATCTTTGAAAGAATCATCACCAAAAACTCTTTGCCATGGATCTTCAGATCCATCTAGATACAATGACAATATTCCACGCCGATCAAATTGAAAATCAATTTCATGTCGAACACAATACTCTACCAATCCGATAAGGTGGATTAATGTAGATCCAAAGCCAATTGGAGAGTTCTGAAAAACGATTGACTGTATTGAATGGGGGGTGATATAGGAAGTTTTAAAGGTAGAATTTGTCATGGTTTTGGGTTCTATGATGTCGGGCTGAGATTAAATCTTTATGGGGTTAAGTTTGTGATATGATATCATAGATGTGTCAATTCCCCTAAAGGAAATTCAACAAGTTCAATACCCGACAATGCAATCCATGTGCCGTAGTATCGTTCCATGAGACCTCCTGCAAGACGATGCTTTCGTTCAGGATCAAATTGATCTAAGTTGTTTTTGTCAGCAGCCCATATTACAAATTCCATCATCTTCATGAAATTTACGGTACTGATAACAAAAGCCGAACACAGTGCAATAGATTTGTTCCTAGTGAAGTCTATATATTTATGGTTCGTTCCATAGAACTTATTATAGTCTGCAATCATTGGGAAATAACAGAGGGGATCTCCTCGAAGTTTTTGTGGATTTGAAAAATCCATTGCAATGTGATTTGAATTAATTTCAGTAGCCAAATCAATTGGGGCAAAACATACAACCTTTTCGTCTCCTATTTGTTCTAGATTTTCTTGTAGGTGGGCAAGGAGATTCTCTCCCTTTCTAGAAGTGCATGTATGGTCATATTGTAAAAATCCAACCCAACGACTACCGTTTAGATAGTTTGGATTTTTCTTAAGGGTATGGTATAGAGAGATCAAAAATTCAGACTCTGCCCAATGCTTCCCCTTATTCACAAACCCAGACATATTACAACACTCAATAACTCCTTCACGAATCTTTGGTGATGTTATTTGTGTGGGCATATCGCCAACTTTGACAAAGGTATATGCTACCTCGTTCCCTAGATATTGCTCTTCGTGTAGGCGAGAATGAAATACGACAAAGAGGGAGCAGTTTTTATTATTTTCAGAGTTCAATGTTTTTAATTCCTTTATTTCGTATTACAACAATTGCTTCAGCAGTATCAGTCATATCAGGCTTGCTATCATTTATCACAATAGATGGTTTCATACGATCCCCATGGCTTTTCTACTTTATTAATCAATGGTTACTCCAAGGAGCAGTTACTGATGTGGTAGTACTTGACCATCTGTATATGTGCAGAGGCTTTGGGATTGTAAACTGTGTTTTTACTTTTGGCATAACAGAAGCAATAAAGTTTGCATCCTCACCAAACGATGAATCTCCAAAATCAATAGATCTTAATAGATTAACATTCCAAGCGCACCATATCCACGGTGGACGGCGGCATGGGATAAAATTCCCACTTTTGTCTCTTGGTGTTGTTGGTAATTGGTCAAAAGGATTAATCGGTGCATCAATATCTGTGGTAACAAGATACTCCACATTCTCAATAAATGCTTGTTGATTGTAGCAAATAACATCAACATTACTGTTTGCTACAATCGCAGATGTCACATCGTCAATATAACTTGGGGCAAAATCATCATCGTCATCCAGGAAAGTACAAAACTTTCCTCTCGATATATCTAAGAGTTTCTTTCTTTTGCTTGCAATACTCATGCTCCTATTATCAAGAAGTGAAATTACCTCTACATCTTTACGAGAACCAATCTGCGTCATTAGGCGAGAAAATAATGGCTCTAGATTCATACGAATACGAGAAGGGATAGATGGGATTGCAATTGTCAGTATAATGTCACTCATTTATTTAATCCATTTCTTTTTGTTATTGCTTGTGATTTGTTGTGATAGAGTTTATGATAGAACATGTTAAATGAATATCTTCCTTGGTAATATCTGCGTTATTTGGAAGGTATATCCCGTGATCATGGATTCTGTCTGCAAATGGATATTCAAAAAGAGGATTTCCAAATTTTTCATAAAAGAATGGTTGACGGTATATATTTCCTGCAATAAGAGGTCTACATTCCACAAGATTACTTGTCAATAGATTGACAATCTCGGATGAATGAGAATGGATGATTGGATATGCAAAATTGGAAACAAATTCAAATTTGCTAATATCTATTTTCCACTCATCATTCACAATTAGACTATCATATAACTTTAGATTCTCCCAACGAGTATTGCAAAATCTGTCAAGTTTTTTAAGTTGCAATCTTCCGATATATGCTTGTAGATCTGTGGATCGCAGATTGAATCCAGGATAATAGAATGTGTATAAGTTTCTAAAGTCATCTATGCCATATTTTAGTTGTAGATTTTTTCGGGATACCTCATCTAAATCTCTAGACCAACCATGAGAGCGAATGCTCTTAAAGATGCTGTACAACTCATAGTCATCCGTGCAGATGAAGCCACCCTCAATCGTGGAGAAGTGGTGACCATAATAGGTGCTGAACGATGAAGCCAAACCGATGGCACCAGTCTTCTTCCCACACACGGTCGTACCCACGCTCTCGCACGAGTCCTCCAACAGGATGACACCGTACTTGGTGCAGATCTCCTGTAGCCGCTTCATGTCGTTGGGAAAGCCTAATGCATGCACAACCATCAGGGCGGCAGGGTTGTCTCGCTTGCAGATCTCCTCGAACTTCTCGGTGTCGATTCCTAGATTGCTATCCGAATCGCAGAGGATTGGCTCAAGACCTAATTGAATGGCTGGTGCAACGGTAGTGACCCAAGACAGGCATGGGAACACAACCTTCTTGTTCTTCAGCCTGTTCGAAAGAATGAGACCGTAGAAGATCGCTAGGTTAGCCGAAGAGCCTGAGTTGACGAAGACGGAATACTTGCAGCCAAGCCAATGACTCCATTCCTGTTCAAACTCGACTGTGTTGATCCCTTTAGTCAGGCGGGGATTGGTGTGTAGCCATGCAATCAGAGACGAGATATCGTCCTGACCAATCGTGTCCCCAACCAAGGTGATTGGCTGCTTCATCGATTCAGTTCCCCCTGTAGATCTTGACGGAATCCTCAACGAGGCTCTTGCCCTTCACGATTGACTCATCGATCATGCGGTTGATTGCCTGAATGTACTGAGGACGCTTCTGCTTGAAACAGATGTCGATCTTGCGCTTGAGGGCGGCAACCTCTTCATCGGTCTTGGCGACACCAACCATGTCCTCTAGCAGCCATGTGCGGATATGGAGGATGCACAGTTTCTCGATCACCTCACCCATGTTGTCTGTGGCGACCAAGTTGTCGGGGAGATCGGGGAGAGTTCTTTTGGAAAGGGTCTCACGAACCTTCTCGATGATTTTGTTTTCGATTTCGTTTGCGATTGATTGGGTGTTCATAGTGTTCATCCTTTGATTTCGGCAAGTTCCCTTGTGATGATGTTGAAAAGTTTCCTCTCATCGTACTCGGGAACATGAGTAGAGGAGTAGAAGATGTTAGAGCGATAGATCGATAGCGAATTGTACTCTTGTTTCACCATGCTGTCAAACCTCATCCCAAAGAATTCGTACAGTCTTCTGATGAAGTCACCAATGTGAACCAAGCGTCCCGAACCAATGATCAGATCCTTACCCTGCTCCGTGTAGTACATACTTGCATGCACGACCATCTCAGGGTGCAGGAGTTCCCTGTAGTAGTCGATGTCCCCAACGGTGATCTTCTCGCCAGTGAGGATCGACTTGAACACTTTGCCGAAGAGATACTGATCACCTCTGTGGATGCTGTTGAAGTTGAATGGGTATGCAATCGAAACCTTTGGATACTTCTCTTTGTTCTGCAACTCTCGGGTGATTACACACTTTGAATTGGTGTAGTGGTTGCTGTGGAAATCGAAAGGCAAATCTAAACATATTTCCCCGTTACATTTATTCCACAATTCCGCAGTTGAATAATATATGATTTTATCACTAACATTAGTGAGGCATTGAATAACTTCTTCAACCAAATTCTTGTTAATATTCCAAAATAAATTTTCAACAGAATCTTCTTTTGAATTGGCAAGATATGTTCGCTGTTCTGCAAAACATAGAAACACAGTTCCCCATCTTTGTTTTGATAGTTCATCTAGGTTTAAGTTTCTAGATGAAATTTTTACAAATTCATTGGGAAAATACTGTGATAATTGAGAGGTTTTACCAATGACTAATGAAGGTAAACTCATATCAATATTCCACAGGTTTAGAGAACTGATGATTCTGAATGGCAGATGTAATAATATCCAGCATGTGGGAATGATCATTACTGTGTAATATGTTTGTACTGTTTTCAAACCACCAAGCATCATTAACATTGTTACAAAAGCAAATAAATTGTTTAGAGTGTGCCGTATTTTTTGTGATTGAAAAAACATAAGGCCCTGAAGACCTACCAACGATTACATCGCATTTGGTTCCAATATACGATATCTCATTCATATCAAAGTCTATGGTTGGATCTTTAATGATATCTTGAGCATAAACGATGTTGTCTTTTTTTAGTATTTCTTCGAGATTGTTTTTGTTTGAAATTATGAAAGTGATATCGGCAAAACGACATGCCAATTGCTCAATCATAGAATTCATAGGATCATTTGGTGCTTGTGAAGAAGCAACTTTATTGTTGCATAGTAGGACATGTCTCTGTGTGTTGTTTGAGAAATATTTTTGAATATTTTCTATTGAATATTTGCTGTAGTTTATCGTGGGAATATAGTGTGTTATTGGTTTGATTTTATCTGCAATACCAAGACCACGATATACCTTTTTCATTACCTCATAGTAAGATGGAAAATTACATCCATAAAATGGGGAGCAATGGTTTCCTTTGTCATCCCATGAAAATTGTCCTATCCATGCGTTGATTTTTAGATCTGGAGATGTTGGAAGTACATTTAAATCGGAAATGGTTTTTAAGTTCTCAATATCTGATAGAATTTTTGGATTGTTTCTATGATAATAGTAATAATCATTGTCCCCAAGAATCTGCATCATATCCATAACATATGGTCTTGACATGTGAATGTCGCCATTGTGCAATTCATTATAAAACAGTATTGTCTTCTTCATTGTCGATTATCTCACTACTTGGTTGTTGTGGGTTTCTTCAAAAGTCTTGCGGCAAACATAGTTGTATATCACTCCCTCAATCCATTCTTCTGTTTTCAGAAATGGACGAATGCCCATGGAGAAGACTCTATCCTCTCCACT